ACAAGACAGAGAGATAAACGCTATTAGAAATACACGAGGCGAAGCGTGGGTAGTGAATGAAGATAACGTGGATGCGGTAGGTATGATGTTTAGAAAGTTCCTATAAAAACTAAGGATGATGATGATGATGAATAAAACTATAGAAGAGTTAGAGAAAGAACTAAGCAACACCAAGTCTTCACTTAGCTACTATAAAAATAAGAATAAGCCTAAGGGTATGGCTAAGCCTAAACCTAAGGGGGAGTCTCCACGAGCAAAAGCGAATAGGCTTGCAGCCAACATTGTTTGGAATGATGAAAAGAAGGCTATGGCACACGTAGTAGCTTTTCTCACGGCTAATGACGCAGACTACAAAGACGCATTTAACCAAGCACACATTATGCCTGTAGTGGAAGTTAGAGAACTAGTTAAAGGGCATGAAGACGAAGTAGAAAAACGGATTAAAGTACTGCAAGAAAAAAGGGAGGCGAAGGGAAAGACGAAAGAGGCAGCGCAGCTTTCTTTAGCTGCAATCCAGCGGCAACAGATGACGGGTAAAGAGATAGAAAAAATGCTTGACGATGCGTGGCCTGATACACCTGCCCCCATCCCTGTTAGGGAGGCAATACCTAAAATCTCTCGGCGGCAACAGATGACGGATAAAGAGATAGAAAAATTACACCAGCGAGAGAAATACGTAGCTCCCCAAAAGCGTTGGGGAGGGGGACAACTTACAGCAGATGAAAGTTCCGTTGAAGCTATAGTTCATGTAAAGGCTTCCACCCTACGCCTCGCTGTAACCGCAGTGGAGTCAAAGACTGGGTTTGATGGTCTGAGTAAGGAACAGGTTGTCGGACATATACTGTGCCGATACCTTCAGGATAACTCGTAAGTAGAAAGATTTGTAGGTGGTAGGGGTTCTTGTCTCCTACCCCGTGTCCCAGTGGGCGGTGGGCATATTCAGCAAAACACCCTCAGTTAACGATCACGACCACGGTATTGAACTTTCATAATAGGTTCCTACCTCCTGCGTGATGCGTTGCCGAGTAAGCCGCGCTAAGGTTAGTCGTGTGAGTAGTGGGGGAGTGTCCTGAATGGGTGGGGCAACACGCACTACAGACCACGCACCACAACTAATTAGGAGAGCGATGATGGGTAATATTATTGAAGAAAAGGGTATGACAGCATTACTAGAATCACTATTGGAAAGAACGCGGCAGGAGATTGCCGACCAAGGTCAAGTAGTAGACCCAGTTCGTCTAGAGCTGGAGCGAGAGCTAGAGCAAGCAGTTATCGATGCACACTTGGATGACATGACGGGGCAAGACCAATGAGTGTAGAGCTACCGACAGACCTGCTCTTCTATATAAGAGATGATGAAGGGGAGACATGGGCGTATCAATTGGTTACTAAACCTCTTGCTGCTTTGTATTGGAAGGTTAGTAGTTACAAGTTGAAGCTAAGTGATATTAAAATAGTAACTAAGTGTACGGGCAACCAACGTGGTGAACTTAAAAGACTAATTCTTAGAGACATACAGGAGAGCGAAGCTAATGAATAGTAAACTTAAAAACTTAGAAGAAAAAATTATAGAGTGTATTACTGATCAAGTGGATGAAGAACCCGGTGCAGTAGCACTGGTATCTGTAACGCTGAGTGCGATACTGATAAAGATAAACAAGTCTAACGGAATGGCTAAAAAAGATTTCATCGAGTTGATGGATGAAGCATGGGACGGAATAACTAAGGAGACACACTGATGAACAGAGACAGAGTAGTGGTTGAACTAGAAGAGTACTTGTTATCACAGGAAGAAGACTACGTATCTCCTGAAGAGCGCAAGCAAGAGATGGCCGACCGCGCAGCCGATGAAGCTATGTCTACATGGGAGGTCGAGTGAAAGTAACAATAGAGTTTAACGAAGACGATGCCGAAGAAGTAGTTGAGCTAGGTCAAGAGTTGTTAGCCGTTGTTCGTAGGCTAGAAGATTTAGAAAGACGTTGGGACGGAGCGTTAGAGGTTTTGCTAAATGCCAAATGACCTAAGCACTAACGTGTGTCTTAAGTGCAAGGAGACTTCTGAAGAAGTCTTAAACATGGAGACACAGAAACGTGTGGGATGGTACTGCTTGAAGTGCGAACATTTCGAGCAGGCTATTCTAAGAGAAACAACTATACATAAAGTTGTAAAGGTACGTATCTAAACAGGAGATGATGATGGCAAACGCATTTGCTAGAACAAACGGAAGTGGGAACCACTTGGTGCAGGGTTTAGACTTGCAGAATTTAAGGCCAGTTGACGTTACCGCTAAGCGTACAGACCCGTGGGATTTAGTATCCCACTTGAAATACAAAGATGTTCCGGTACGGCACTTCCTCGCAGAAGATAAAAACGGTGACTTACTCTTCACGTACTTAGATAAATACAATTTGTTATTTAGGCACGCCAACAGGGAAATTAGTTTTAACGGAACCCATTTACAAGTGCGGCATTACGGCGGGGCAAAGGAAATAAAAGCGGGGCCGGATAGGTTTTTAATCTACGGCGGTAGTATCTACAGGAGATGAGCAGTGACGAAAAAGACAGATAAAGAAATACAACGTGAGAATTTAGCTGAAGATATTAAAACGTATTTAGCTAGAGGCGGCGTAGTAAAGACTTATGCTAGTGGCGAGAGTGCTATTGAAGAGAAAAAGAACAACGCTACGTGGGAAAAGAAGTTGCGAATAATACCTAAGAAAGAGGCAACATAGTGTGGACATAATAACGCTGGACTTTGAAACCTATTACGACAAACAGTTCTCTCTACGTAAGCTGACTACCGAAGAGTACATAAGGCATGATCAGTTCGAAATAATAGGGCTATCGGTAAAGGTTAATGGAGGAGACACTTCTTGGCTAAGCGGAGATCATGATGCCCTTAAAGATTATCTACATGCTAATTACGACTGGGCAAACTGTGCTGTACTGGCTCATAACACTGTGTTTGATGGTGCTATTCTTAGTTGGGTATTCGACATACATCCTAAGCTGTTCCTTGATACGCTATGTATGGGGCGTGCTTTGCATGGTACAGAAGTGGGCGGGTCGCTTAAATTCCTAGCAGACCTATACGAGATAGGCGAGAAGGGGGACGAAGTAGGTAACGCGCTGGGTAAACACCGTGCCGATTTTACAGACGATGACCTCTCCAGTTACGGAGACTACTGTATACAGGATACCGAGCTTACTTATAAGCTGTTCGATATATTCCTAAAAGTATTCCCTAAGAAAGAACTTAAAGTGATAGACATGACTCTGCGTATGTTTATCGAACCCTTACTAGAACTAGATACTGCTAGACTGCTGGATCATCTGGATACGCTTAAAGAGCAGAAAGAAAAACTACTAGAAGAGTGTGCAATAGAAAAAGAAGAGCTGATGTCTAACCCGAAGTTTGCTAAGGCGCTCGAGACTCTTAACGTTATGCCTCCAATGAAAACTAGTTTACGTACTGGCAAAGAGGCATTTGCTTTTGCTAAGAGCGACGAAGGCTTTAAGGCACTACAAGAACACGATGACCCGCGCGTACAAGCCCTAGTAGCAGCACGTATAGGACTGAAGAGTACGTTAGAAGAAACACGTACCGAACGCTTTATAGGCATAGGAATGCGAGGCACAATGCCCGTACCTATTCGGTACTATGCAGCCCACACAGGTAGATGGGGCGGCTCTGACAAGATAAACCTACAGAACCTACCCTCTCGTGGGCCGAACGCCAAGGTACTGAAAGCCTGTATTTGCGCCCCTGAAGGGCACACCCTGATTGAAGCTGACTCTGCACAAATAGAAGCCCGCGTGTTAGCTTGGTTATCACAACAAGTTAATCTAGTTAACTCTTTTGCCCGGGGTGAAGACGTCTATAAGAAAATGGCAGGCTCTATATACGGTAAGAAGGAAGCAGATGTAAGTGCCGCCGAACGATTCATTGGTAAGACCACCATCCTTGGCGCAGGTTACGGCATGGGTTCCGTTAGGTTTAAAGATCAGCTTAAAGGTATGGGAGTTGAGGTAGAGGCAGACGAATGTAAACGTATTATAGATGTGTATCGCTCAGCTAACGGCGACATTACAAACTTATGGAGGCAAGCGCAGAACGTCTTGATGGGCATGTACCAAGGAGATAGGTACGGGTTAGGTAAAGGTGGAGTGCTAAGTGTGCGACCAGAAGTTAACGGTATACGTTTACCCTCTGGTTTGATCATGCGCTATGAAGATTTAAAGGCTGAAGAAGAAGAACGAGGATTACAGTTCTCGTACAAGACGCGCAGAGGTAGAGTTAATATCTACGGCGGTAAAGTTATAGAGAACGTATGCCAAGCTATAGCTCGTTGTGTGATGTCAGACCAAATGCTAATGCTTTCAAAGAAGTACCGTGTCTTACTTACCGTACATGACTCTGTGATATGCTGTGTACGTGACGAAGAAGTAGACGAGGCAGCGGCTTACGTCGCTGAATGTATGCGATGGACACCTGATTGGGCGGCTGGTCTGCCCCTGACTGGTGACGTTGATACAGGTAAAAACTATGGAGAATGCACAACATGGGTAAACCCGCATGGTCTTTTAGCAGCATAAAAACGTTCGACCAATGCCCGAAGAAGTATTATCACACTAAGGTAGCTAAAGATTACAAGGAAGATTTTAATACTGAAGCTATCCTTTACGGTAATGAGTTTCATGAAGCGGCAGAACTATATGTACGAGGTGATGTACCTGAGTTAGACCCCAGATTTAAGTATGCCTTAGCCGCGCTAGATAAGATTAAAGGTATGAGGGGTGAGAAACTCTGTGAATTAAAAATGGGTTTGACTGAGAACCTTGAACCCTGTGGATTCTTCGATGCCGCTGTATGGTTTCGAGGTGTAGCTGACCTTATTGTTTTAGATAGAGAGACAGGTGTAGCTAAGGTAATAGATTATAAGACAGGCAAGTCTGCTAAGTACGCAGATAAAGGTCAACTAGAATTAATGGCGTTGGCTGTGTTTAAGCACTACCCCGAAGTTAAAGTAGTAAAGGGGGGACTGCTATTTGTTGTATGTAACGTATTCATTACCGAGACCTATAGCATAGACCGAGAGTCCGAGCTATGGGCTAAGTGGTTAGCCGAGTATGGCAAGATAGAGAAAGCGTTTGAGGTAGATGTATGGAACCCCAAGCCTACAGGTCTTTGCCGCGCTCATTGTATAGTGTTGGAATGTTCGCATAACGGAAGGAGATAGAGATGCCTAGAAAGAAACAAGTAAACAGCCCTGTTGGGAGCAATGCGTTTGAAGCTCGTATGGAAAGACAACGCGCTCGACGTGCTATGGATAAAAAAGGAGCGGATAAAAATAACAACGGTAAGGCTGATAAGCGCGAGGGCAAGGACGTTAGTCACAACGTAGCGTTGAGTAGAGGTGGCAGTAACGCCGACGGTGTAACAATAGAAAACTCCAGTACTAACCGAGCACGTAAGCCCCGTAAGAAAACAGCTACCGCAAAAACTGGGGGTAAAATAACTAACAGTAAAGTTAAGAAACCTTCAGCAAGACGTAAGTAACAAGAGATATAACATGCAGATAGTAGACAACAGAGGCTTAGCTCTGCGGCTTCGCCATCCTGAAAAAGTGACCGCAGCTATACCCAATAGCCGACTAGTTAACAAGGGTGCCTATAATGTCCTAGTTAAATGGGGAGTAGATGAGGCTACGGTACTGCGTAACTTAAACATTCGTGACGTACCGTCACCTATTCTAGGTAAGTACGATTGGCCCGGACGTTATAAACCTTTCGATCATCAGAAAACTACAGCATCCTTTTTAACTATGAACCGTAGGTCTTTCTGCTTTAACGAGCAAGGCACAGGTAAAACTGCATCGGCTATATGGGCGTCTGACTTCTTACTACAACAGAAAATAATTAAGCGCGTACTGATTATTTGCCCTCTCTCTATTATGGATTCTGCTTGGCGTGCTGACCTATTTAATTTTGCTATGCACCGTACTGTTGACATTGCACATGGGGCTAAAAAGAAACGCCAAGAGATAATAGATAGCGATACTGAGTATGTCATCATTAACTATGATGGTGTGGAGATTGTTAAAGACACGATTGCGGCTGGTGGGTTTGACTTAATAATTATAGACGAGGCAACACACTACAAGAACGCACAGTCTAAACGTTGGAAAGTCCTTGCTAGTATTATACAACCACACACATGGCTGTGGTTAATGACAGGTACACCTGCTGCTCAATCACCTGTAGATGCTTACGGCCTAGCTAAAATAGTTAACCCTAAACAAGTGCCTAAGTTTTTCGGAGCGTTTCGTGAAATGGTTATGCACAAGATTACGCAGTTCAAGTGGGCACCGAAGCCTAACGCAACGACCATAGTGTTTGATGCCTTACAACCTGCAATACGTTTCACTAAAGAACAGTGCTTAGACTTACCCGAAATGACTTACGTTAAACGTGAGGTAGCTCTGACGGCCCAGCAAAAGAAATACTATGAGCTTCTACGTAAGCAAATGATGGCTGTTGCAGGGGGTGAGCAAATTACCGCAGCCAATGCAGCAGTTACCATGAACAAGTTGCTACAGATTTCATGTGGCGCGGTCTATACCGATACTGGCGAGACAGTAGAGTTTGATATTAAGAACCGATATAAAGTTTTGCGTGAAGTTATAGATGAGTCGAGCCAAAAGGTGTTAATCTTTGTCCCCTTTAAACATGTCATAAGTATCCTCAAAGAAAAATTAACTAAAGACGGTATTACAAATGCCGTTATATCGGGTGAGGTGAGCGCCAACAAGCGCACAGTTATCTTTAAGCAGTTCCAAGAGACCTCTGACCCCCGTGTTCTGATCATTCAACCTCAAGCTGCTGCACATGGGGTAACACTTACAGCAGCTAATACAATCGTGTGGTGGGGGCCAACCTCTTCACTGGAGACCTACGCTCAAGCAAACGCGAGGGTACACAGGTCAGGTCAGACGCATCCATGCACTGTCGTGCAGCTACAGGGAGCGCCAGTAGAGAAACGAATCTACCGTATGCTAGACGAGAGAATAAACGTACATACAAAGATGATAGATTTATATCAAGATATACTTGAACTATAGATTAAACTCCACTATATTACATAGAACATAACTATAATATGGAGAACACCAACATGACAGACACTGTTGTGGGAACGCTTGACCGTCTTGTTTCTGTATACGTGAAGATACGTGATCAGAAGGTTGAACTTGCTACTGAGTTTGCGACCAAGGAAAAGGAGTTAAACATCTACTTGGACAAGGTAAAAGCAGAACTACTAGCCTACTGTAAGGACAGTGGAGTTGAGTCTGTGAAAACTACTTCTGGTACGTTCTGGCGCTCACAGAAGAGCCGCTTTTGGACTAGTGACTGGGAGGCAATGAACAAGTTTATCGTGGACAACGAGGCGGTAGATTTACTAGAGAAACGGCTGCACCAAGGCAACATGAAGCAGTTTCTTGAGGAGAACCCCGATCTACATCCGCCGGGGTTGAACGCGGATACCGAGTACACGATAACTGTACGGAGAAAAAAATGAGTGAGTTAGAGAGTTATGTTCCTGTAGAGGAAGTTGCCGAACACCTTTCTGTAAAGGTCAGCACCATTAGGCAATGGGTTAACAAAGGGTTTATACCCAAAACTACGTACATAAAAGTAGGCTATACCTACCGTTTTAATATCGCTGAAGTAGTCGAGGCTTTAAAACAAGAATCACCTTCAGAAAATTCTGACCAACTTACAGAACAGCTAGACTTAGTATTTGATGAGGACGAGTACGTATGACTCATAGTGAGGGCGACGTAGACCCTTTTGAATCTTTGATCGCTGAGCTTGCACCTGAAGTCCCAGCCGTTAAGCCTATAGTAGAAACTGAAGTCTTTGATGCTACAGAGTCATCTAAGGTACTACGCCTAAGCATTCGTGAAAGTGTGTTCCGTAAGGTTGGAGACACCGTAGAAGAGCTGGGAGATGACCCTCTTAAAGTTGTTATCTTAAAAGCTGCGCCTGTATCGCGGATGTATTATTCAGAAGCGTATACGAAAGGAGGAGGTAAGGCACCTACGTGCTGGTCTACAGATGCAGGTACAGGAGTTCCCGCGCCACCAGTATTGACAGAGAACAAGCAGTCACCTACGTGTTTTAACTGTCCTCAAAATATTAAGGGGTCAGGCAACGGGTCTTCAAGAGCGTGCCGGTTCCAACAACGTCTTGCTGTAATGTTAGCCGATAGAGAGGGAGTCCTACAGCCTAGCCAAATATGTCAATTACCTTTACCCGCAACAAGTGTATTTGGTAATGACAGAAAGAAGAAGGGACTACAAACTTATGCGCGGTTAATCGACGATCAAGGTGCGCTACTATCTTACGTTATGACAGAGCTAAGTTTTGATGAGGACAGCAGTACGCCTAAGATATGCTTTAGACCCTTTCGTGTATTAGAAGAAGAAGAAATAGCTTTAGTAAAAAGCGCACAGCAAGACCCTAATACTAAAAAGTTAGTTACCTTTAATCCAAACTCCTACGTAGACGATAGCCCTAGTATGGACAACGTGTTTAGTGCCGTCCAAGGCGAGGGGGTGTATGTAAAAACCTGAAGTACCTGAACCATAACTTAGCCCTTACCGGCTAACGCTATTTTAATAACTTAAAAGAGAATATGAATATGCCTAAACCAACTTACATGTTAAATAATGTGGAAGCTCTTTACCCAAAACTAGATCAGCCCTATCATTTTGATCGGCAGGGTGGGAAGAACAAGCAAGGGGCAAGTGTCCCATGCGCTGCTACGGCTCAAGGGGCTACGTACCAAGTCAATTTTAAAATGACAGCAGACCAAGCTAAAGCTATTTTTAAGTCTATGGCTGAGGCTTACGAAGAAGATAAAGAAGAGTCATGGCCTGCTTTAACAATGCCCTTTACAAAAACTGAGGACAAGATGTTTGTAGGGAAAGCCAAGCTACCCGCTTCATTTGATGGTAGACCGACAAACCCTCCTAAGCACTACGACGCTAGCAATAGTCCGTTAGACGCTGCGTTCCAGCTTAGTTCAGGTAGTACGATAAACTTGTTCCTAGAACTAGTTTCCTATAACGGAAGTATGGGCAATGGAGTGTCTCTACGTTTACGCGCAGTACAAGTTATAAAGTATAAGGAGTACACTGCGGCCTCTCCGTTTGACACACAAGAAGGTTTTACCCAGAACGATACTGAGTCTGGCACAGAACTCGATGCCGTATTTGATACAGGCGAAAAAGCTGTAGTAGAGGAAGAAACCATTGAAGAACCAAAGGTTAAAGTCTCTAAAAAGAAACAGAACGCGCCTAAGCCAGAAGAAGTAGATTTAGCTTCTTTGCTTGAACAGTTTGATGACTAGAATAATTCGGGTGTCCTCGGGCACCCGTACCTCTCTGACGTATGGATAAATTATGAATGCCAAACAGTTTCTAAGTACTGTATTGGGCACTGAAGGATACTATTGCGTAGCAGGGTTTAAAGACGGGAAGGTAATACAAAAATTCTACAGTTCTTTAGACGCTGTTGCAGAAACCGCAGTTAACTTTGATTTAGAAGGACGCGACGCTTATTTTGCGTTAAGCACTTTTGTGGAAGACACTAACCGTAAAGCGGCTAATGTGCGCCAGATAAAAGCTCTCTTTCTTGATATAGACTGCGGGAAAGGTAAACCTTACCAGACCCAGACAGAAGCAGTACTTGCCCTACGCAAGTTCTATACTAAATATAAAATACCTCGACCAACTGTAGTTGATTCGGGCTATGGCCTGCATGTCTACTGGACACTAGACAAACCTTGTACCCGAGAAGAATGGCTTCCTGTTGCGAATAGTCTTAAGGAGACGTGCCTTCAGGACGGGTTAGAGATTGATCCTTCGGTTACTTCTGACGCAGCACGCATACTACGAGTGCCTACCACACATAACTTTAAGGACTCTACTCCTAAACAAGTTAAGCTACTTATCGAGACAAAAGGCGAGGTTAGCCTACAGGAGTTCTCTTCTCTGCTACCAATAGAGTCGATACCAGTGATCTCTACTAGATCACATTCTGATGAAGATGCTAGGGATATGGCTAGGGCAGTTGGGCAAGACAAGTACGTTAAAAAGTTTTCTAACTTGCTTGTTAAAACTGTAAACGGTAATGGGTGCGCGCAGATTTACAAGGCCGTTACGCAACCTAACGAGATGTCCTATCCTGAATGGCTACACGTCTTGTCGATAGCTAAACACTGTGACGTAGATGGTGAAAAAGCTATACACCTTATCTCTAAGAAGTACGAAGACTATAGCCCCGAAGAAACAGAGAAGGTTGCTGCTTCTATCGATAGCCCCCACTTGTGCGTTACATTCGAGAAAGATAACCCTAGCGGGTGCGAGGGATGCCCACACAAGAACAAAATTAAAACTCCTATCACATTGTGTAGAGAGCTACGCGAAGCAGAAAGCAACGTTGTAGAAATGCCAGTAGCCCCAGCAGCAGAAGAGGTAGTAGTAGGCGAGGACGATGATGGAACAGCAGCTCCTACTCTGCCGACAAAGAAACATACTGTACCGACCTACCCGTTTCCATACATAAGGTTAGGTGAGGGTGGTGTAGGGATAAAGGTTAGAGACAAAGAAGGTAACATAGACGAGCAGGAGATATACAAACGTGACCTATATATCTCTAAGCGTATGTTCGACCCGATAGATGGCCCGTGTTACGAGTTTACTCATCACACAAAACGAGAAGGTATACGCACTTTCGTTATTGCTAGTGTTGTCCTCTCCTCTCCAGACGGCTTTCGCAAAGCTATGGGGGAGAACGACATATTTATTTTGGCTAAAGACGCGGAGAAACTTATGCGCTACATAGGCGCTTGGATTGAAGAACTAATGGACGACTCTATAATAGAAGTTAAAACTCAGTTTGGATGGACAGAGAACAACAAATCTTTTGTGCTAGGCGATAAAGAAGTGTTTGCTTCTCATGTGGGGCTTAACCCGCCGGGTTCACGTACTGCCCAGTACATATCCTTTTTCGAAAAGAAAGGCACACTAGAAGGGTGGAAGCGTGTTACAGAGTTCTATAACCAACCCGGTTTCGAAGAGCATCAGATGATGTTCGGCTTATCTTTTGGTTCGCCATTAATGGACTTCGTGCCGGGTATCTCTGGGGCCATCTTCCATCTTACGAGTAGTGAAACAGGTATAGGTAAAACCACAGGTATGTGGGGAGGGGCTTCAGTATGGGGCAACCCTAAGAAGTTAGTATTGATAGGTAAAGATACACCTAACTCCGCATGGAACCGCGCAGAGATACTTAAAGATGTAGTGCTGTATATAGACGAAGTTTCTAACTACGGTCCCGAAGATGCTAGTGATTTCTGCTATGCAATTAGCGATGGTATGCAGAAGAATCGAATGAGCAACAAAGGGGAGAACTCTGAAAGGTTTAGAGGTGAACCTTGGAACTTAAACTGCGGCTCTTCTGGCAACAGCAGTATAGTAGAGATTGCTAGTAAGTATAGGGCTTCACCAAAAGGAGAGTCAGGTAGAGTTATAGAAGCTACTGCCATTAAAAAACTTTTCACTACAGAAGAAGCTATAAAAGCTAACTCTCTCAACGAAGACTTAGCTGCCAACTACGGGCACGCAGGGCAGATATACATAACACATGTCCTACAAAACCTATCGGCGGTGAAGAAACTTGTCTCCGATACTAGAACTATGTTGATGACAGATGCTGAGCTTGGCACACAAGAGCGCCACTGGATTGCCCAATGCGCTACGGTATTCGCAGGGTGCACGATAGCTAAACAACTCGGTCTTATCTCTTGGGATTTAGACGGGCTGTACAAATGGATGTTAAAGAAACTGAGGGCATTAAAGATGGACTTAGATGACATGAACATAGATATAGAAGACATACTATCTAACTTTTTAACAGATCATCCGCGCGGTATCTTGCGTGTAAAGAGTACTGATGACGCACGAGACCCAGAGCTAGAGAACATACTCGAGTTACGTCCGGGCGACACGCCCCTATACCAATGGGCAGCGCGCGTTGAGTACGACATCAACAAGATGTACATAGTGCCTAAAGTATTAAAGGCATGGTGTATAAAGCACCAGCACCACTACAAGGCTATTAAAGAGCTTATCTATATAAAACTGAATGGCAAACCAACTAAGATGCGGCTAGGTAAAGGCACTAAGATGGTACTGCCTCCTAGTCATGTAATTGAATGTTCGTGGAGTAAAGACTTAACTGCCGGAGAGGAAGGGTTCGATGCGGGTACGGCTGACTGATATATCACCTGATGGGGTTAGGATCGTCGTTAACTGGCAAAAGTTTGTACGGGGCGCGTCGGTCTTTATACCCTGCATCAATACTAAGAAGGCTGTTGATCACATACTAGAAGCAGGCGAGCTGGCTAAGAGTGATATAACACAACGTGTTTGTGTAGAGCGCGGTAAATATGGCGTGCGTGTATGGCGTATTAATTAGAGATGTATGGAGTTGTATGGAGTTGTATGGAGCTGTATGGAGTTGTATGGAGTTCGTGTTACCATAGCAGTTCATCATTCTCCGTGTCCGTACAGAGAGTTAGCCCCCGCTAGTTGGGGGCTTTTTTTGCCTAGAATTCGTCGGAGTACTCTTCGTTAGACGCTTCTAAGGCATTGAAGTATCGCTTGTTGGTTGGTACGCCCCTGTTCTGTTCCGCTGTAGCAGAGTTATATTCTCTAGCTTTTATCGACGCGCTAATTGTAGCCGCAGTTACAGCGGATTCAGGGTGTTTTTCGTTAAACTCTTGTATCTCCTCCATAACTGCATTTAGGGCAGCATCACCGAGATTCTGATCGAGAGCGTGATAATACCTAGCTGTTAACCTACCCGCTGCCGTTTTTATGCCGTCTGTAACCCTACGATCTCTACCGGATTTGTCTCTCGCTGCACGCACTCTAATGGGGTTAAACCCAAAAAGTTTTACCATAGCCTCGCTTACTCGCACGTCGGATATTATGTCATCCCCGCGCGAAGTTTTAACCCCTTCCTCTAGGTATTCGGTAGCTGTAACTAAGTTAGAAAACGCAGTAGGTAGCCTACTTACTATCGCACGTTTCGCTACTCGTGGGTTGTCATCAACTAGCCTGTCTAGGTTTGTGAATACACGCAAACCAATACCAAGACTAGGGCCGCCGTAAGACTCTAGGAAGTACTGTATTTCATTTTCTGGACGGTAGTTGCCTTTATCTCGAATCATTAAGTTAGTTAGAGAAATACGGTCAGTTACATCCACTCCCAACTGGCTAGCGATAAGGCCGTAGTAATACTTATCTCCTATAGTCTTAGCCACTATAGTGTTAACGTCATCCTCATCTTCGTCTAGGAACAGGTTCATAATCCAAGCAGCTAGTCCGTAGAATGGTACTCCCTTAGCTCCAACGAGGGCCGCCCCAGTAGCGTTCATGTATAGAAAAGCGTTACGCGCGACGCGGTCATCCTCTATCTGTTCTTCCGTACGCTCAGTACCTGCAAGCTGTCTTTTCATTGCGTTTAATGCAGACATTTGTATATAAAGTATCTGAGCTGGAAAGCGTTTGAACTGATACAACAGGCTGCCCATCCCGGTTTGTGCCCAACGAGGAGCAGTAGTAAGTAAAGCCGAACTGTTAGCGTATTCCATAAATGCCGTAGCTTTTATCGCTGCATCAGGACCGAACGTGTCAATCTCCGCGTCTGTCATTTTATCTATTTTCTTGGCGCGCTTGCCCGGATTGGCTTTTTTATATGCTTTTTCAACTTCCAGAATATATGAACTAGCAGCAGAGACTTGCCGGATAGCCCGTTCTGAGTGATTAAACACCCATGACGCTACATAAGTAGCTTTGTTTATTATCGGAGTAGTGGGGTTGTCGTAGTCTGCGTTCTCTGAAGATATAGTACGGGTGTCTATCCCTAACGCTTTTAACCTGCTTGTTAACGGACCAAGTATCCCACCCATTTCGTTGGTAAAACTTAATCCACCAAACTCCTCTACTGTGCCCATAGCACCAGTATCAGTAAGTCCCTCGCGTGATACATCTCCTGCTGTAGCCATGTACATTTGCATAGCCCGAGCCATAGCTGAAGTAGCTTTAAACCCACCGAACTTACCAGATAATAACGGGCCTACAATTAAAGGTAGAGTGGACATGTTTACCGCAGCAGAAGATACGTTAAATCCTAGCGTGTACACAAATGCACCTGCTCTTAGAATCCTATACCCTTCTGAGATGTAGGGGTTCTTAGCAAACTCTAGGTAGCTAGACAACTTACCCGGCTGGGTATTAGTTTCTTCTGTTGTGCCAATCAGAGACTTCATCAAGTCTTGCACAAATGCTTCTTGTGGGAACAACGCAGCTTCTTCTCGGATGGCATTTGCCGCTTGGGTCAAATCTGTTTCAAATTGTATGTTCGCAAGACTATTTATCATCATCGGAAACGCGTCTTCGAGCACCTTAAGCGCGTTTGTTTCGTATCCAGCTACTCCCTTACGCTCTCTGTGGCTTTGCACCAGACTTTGGTCGGGCAGGGACTTGAACAGCAAATCGTTTACAAAGTCTATAGCCCCTTCTGGTAGGGTTACTTTACGCTCTACCGTATTACCGTTAGCGTCTTTCTCCGTTATGGTTATAGGAGCTTTAAGTTCTTTAAGTAAGCCCACTAAGAAGTTTGTAGGTAAATTAATGCCTCTTGCTTCTACTTCAGGACGGGTCAGTCTTTCTATGGAGTCCGGCGCAACACTACTGTCTTGCCCTAAAGTCGCTATCGCTACGTCGCGCGCCCCCTCACTGGGATGGGCACTTACACCAAAAGTAGTTTGGCCTGTAGCGTCTTTGTAGCTGTACTGAACCCAAAAATCCCCTTTACGGTCTAGTTTAAAGTATGGGTCTATAACTCCTGAAGTTAGTATCTTCCTAAGTAGCTGGTCTTTAACCGCATTTTTTACGCCTGTTTCCAGATTTAAACTATCTAACTTACCGTCAATGGCTTCTAGTATCTTGTCGTTCATGTTCGAGTACATGTCACGAATGCCAGTGTAAGTGCCTCGCTGTTTAGGAGTTAGTGAACGGTATAACTTATTAGTTTCGTCCCATACTTCGAGTTTTTTAGCGTTAGTATTAAACTCTCTAACTTCTCCTATTATTTTTGTCTTATCTAATGCCTCTACCGCAGCATCTCGTTCTGCTGCGGTTTCAAACGATATTTTCTCAATTACTTTTAGTTTTTTAGTTTTAGCTACAGGAGTAGTGTAGGCATACCCAAATTTTTCGTAGCGCGCTTTAGGTTTAGTTGGGTCTACACCTTCAATAGTACTCATACCGACAAGCGTATTGAATATTTCTAGTGCAGTAGAATCGAATTTAAACGCTGCTCTAAAATCATCAAGCTTACCCTTAAAGTCTTTCATTGCCTCGTTACGAAAACCGTCTTGCTTGAGGATAAACTCTTGAAACTTGGCCGTAGAAGGTAGTCGGCCTTGGTCATATTTGACGGTTTTGTCAGTCGCTAACTCCATTAAGTTCTGCAACGACATGCCGTTGATTACGGTCATGCGCGCTTTACCAGTCATGGCTTTCGCGTTCCCCCAAAACTTTATTCGAGACTTATTAAGAGTATCAGTAGATGCAAACTTAGTTCCGCCGCCCATCATATCGTACACAGCGCGGAGACCTTCACCCTCAGACATAGATTGATATACGGTAGTAGCGTTGCGAGTATCTAAAGACTCGGCTATCAAAGTGTCTATGTACTCTAATGTTTTCTGGCTAGCATCTTTTGCTTGTGTAGGGGCTATACCCAACAGACTTTTAACGGCGTTAGTAAAACGTTGCCACGCAGTGAGCTTATTACCAGCAGGTTTGTATGCGGCTAGTGCAGCTCTAAAATCGGGATTGGTGTAAACCTCGGCAACAAAATCTTGTAAGGTTTCCGTACCATAACTAGGGGGTAGTTTGTTTTTAACTTCGTTGTACAACTTAGTCAGCTTTAGAGTAGTTGGGTGCGACTTGTTCGATAAGGTCTTGTGCGTTACTGCGTGAGCCGCTTCGTGTAGTAGTGTGTGAGTGCTAAGCGGAGCATCAAAGTTGAGTTGGATCGTATCTGTAATGGGGTTGTAACTACCCGCTAGTTGTACACCACGCCGCCCTACAAGGTCAGTGCTCTCAACAAACTCTACCTTTGTACCTTCAATAGCGACAGCGAGTTTAGCGGCTGTTTTTTGCACGTCAGAGTTTACGCTGTCGGTAGAAAGTTGAACGAGTGAGCCAGTAAGATTGTCACCGAGCACCTTGTTGTTTACCGCCTCCGAAACCAATGGCATAGTAGCAACCACAGCATTTTCTCGTAGGTTTTGATCATTACTTTCAGAACGAGCATCAATGCCTTGTTGCGCCGCTGCAATCACTTCTGATCTTGTACGGGTCTCATCTTGTAATGGTTCCCCTTCTAGGACGTCTTGTAAAAGCCCGCTTGGATTAGCGTTATCGATGAACTCATTATCCAGTGCTTCATCTAATGCTTCTACGTCTTGATTATCCTCAACAGCATCTTGCTCTATTAGTTCTGCATCTACTTCGTTTAGCTGCTCTTGAAGTACCCCGACGTCCTCAATTATTTTAGCTTCTTCATACTGTTCTTTATTCTTACGATCAGCGTCTTTATCTTTTTCTAGCTCTGGCTCTGTAGCTTCAGTTCTACGCGTTGTTGCTTTAACCTCTTGCGCTTTATAAAAGGCCACGTAGGAATCTAGTTGAGTCGAAGTTTCAGGAGACAAGTTTTCTTTAGCCCATGAAATTGCAACATTGGCTCTTCTTAATTCGTTTTGATTCGCTTTAGATGTTAATGGCTCAACGCTTTCAAACGCCATAATCCGTAAAGCTTGATCTGGGTCTGTAGCGTTTCTAAGGTATCTAGTCACCGCTCCAGTAGGTGTGTATCCATCATCTCGTGTTACGCGCTCTTTGCGTTGGGCTTCCAACACTTGCATGTCTGCCGCAGGCATAGCAGTAGTAGGTGCATTAGGTTCAGCACTAGCAATAAACGTGCGCCGTACGGGGGAAATACGTACTTCTTCAGGAGCAGGTTCAACAACCTTACGCGCAGGAGCTTCAACAACTCCAGCAACTTCAGCAACTTCAGCAACTTCAGCGACAGCAGGGGCAGGGGTCTCAGCTAAGTAAGCTTCTAGCGATGTTCTAGTTTTGACGCTTATAGCATTATTCGTAAATAATTTTTCTAGTGCCTCACGTACTTCTGGGCTGTTAACTTCTTTGCCTTGTAATGATACCCGCCTGCGTATAGGCGCATTCGCTGTAACATTTAAGCTGTCGTACAACTCTTCCAAAGTAGCGGGCGGCTTCACGACTACAGGTTTAGCTACGCGTTCTTTTATGAACGCTTCTAATGGTGCTGCTCCTTCGGCACCTTCCCTACGCAGTTTAGTTACAGCAAAAATGTCCTGTACTTCTGTTTCTGTAGGGTTAGTGTTGGTGAAGTCTTGACTGTCTAGTATTTCTTTAAAGGCCCGCGTGCCATCTTCGGCTGTTTTGATTTCTTCGTTTTGTAGGACAGCGGTCAGTGCAACATTACGTTGTTCGTCGGTAGGCTCAGCAGCTATTAAAGCTTTTATTTCTTTCGTCTCAGCTTTGTCTTTTGCTTTAAGCGCAGCGTCTTCTTCCGCTTGCATCCTGTCAAGTTCAGCGTTTTCTTCCTCTAGTATGGCTTTTTCTTCTGCTGCTATCGCAGCGTACTCGTCCTCGTCTACCAATTCTTGTATTTGAAAATCTTCTTCAGGACTGCCTATAGGAGGGTTAGCTTCTCGTTCTACTGTCTCTGCCACGAAAGCATTACTAGCAACAGTAAAGGCTTTATCTTCTTCTATTTCTTCTGTAGTTCTTTCTACTTCCGCTACTGCGGCCTCTTCTCTTTCTTTGGCTTCTTTCTTAGCTTTAGCGCGCATCTTGAACGGGATAATAGCTTCAGTTAGTCCCGCTAGTAGTCCACCTACACCAGCACCTAGACCAAATGACTCGCCAGTGTCGGTGAACACGCCTTGCTCTGGGTCGTACACTCCGCGCGAGATAAGGTTTTGGCCTACTTCAGTAATAGCTTCTTGTACACCTTCGGATATGGCCGCTTCAGTTACTCGCCCAAGAGGGGCTTTGCGTACGCGCTGCATTATTTTATTGCGTATACTCTTGCTAGCTTGTTCTGCTAACTCCTTTGCAGTTTTTGGATTTAATACCCCTTTAAAGTTACCGACAATTCTAGCAGGAGGGAACATCTCCAACGCGCCCGGAATTGTACCTAGAGCAGCAGCTTTACTTATCTCTTCTTCAGTAGCTCCGGCAGCCTCGGCACGTTGGGCAGCTTCACCTGCACCTGCTGTAATACCTGTAAGGGCACCCACAGCAAAACCAGCGACACCAAGAGGTGCAGCGGCAAGGAAGGGTAGGGTAGAACCTACGCCTTTTATAAGGTCTGTATAGGTGCCTTCGTAGGCTTCATCAGTAGCTAGGAAGTCTTGTACTCCACCACCAATTTCGGCAATACGAGCGCGAGCAGCTTGCTCTGCTTCTTCAGGTAGGATAAACGCAGCACCTGTTGCCGCCGATTCCAGTAGTCCCGCAGTACCGCTAAGGAGTGCCTTACCAGTCTCAAGCCCGTACCCCAGTATTGAGGTCTCTTCTGGCTCGGCGGCAGGCGCGGTTTCATCTACAACCCAACTGCCATTAGCTAGGTAGGCACGCGCGCCCGTATCAGGGTTTGTTGCCGTCTGAGATACAGGGAGCCATGTTCCATCTACTAATACAACT